AGAGCGCCGTTTAACAGGGCGTTGCCAGCTGCTGCCAGTGTCTGCTGAGCGCAGATACCATCTGCATCCAAGGCCACAGGAACAATGTCATAAACATTGATCGGCGACATGTAGACGCCCGGCTGCGAAGCCGTACCGTTGTTAGCAAAGTTCCTGCCTGCCCGGACACCATCAGAGAAGTGAGTCATGAATTTTCTCCATAGTTAGGGGGTGACGGATGCCACCCCCTGAGTCCGATTAGGAAGCGCCCTGTGAACCCCAGCCTGCGCGGAAGTTCGAGCAACCGAACGAATAACGCTCAATGGCTTTCGCCTTGAGGTTGTCGGTGTCGAAGTCCGTGTAGACATCGGTTTCGAGAGCTTCACGCTCGTAGTGCTTGAAGCCGTTTGGAGCGTCGGTGAGCAAGAACCAGCTGTTCGTGTCGGTCAAGAACATGTTGACGCGATGACCCTGCGGAACCGCCGAGTTGTTATAGATCGCGTTGATGTCGTTGTTCGCCGTATCGACGCGGAACTGCGATTGCAGCAAGCGAGTCGCCGTCCACTGCAGTTCAGCTGGAACGATGAGCTTCGTAGGCTTCGTCATGATGCGGAGGCCCGCAGCATCACGGAAGCGCTGAACGCCAACGATGGCATCCTGAAGCGACGTTTCGTTCAAGTCGGCCTGTACCGAGAAGGTGTTGGCAACCGTACCGTTTTCGATGGGGTGAGCCGTCGAGAACAGTGGCTGGCCGTCACCAATTGGGAAGTTCGACGAGAAGCCGTTGTTCAGAACGGATGCGCCGAGAACTTCTTTGGTCTGTTCCATCGACTGACGAAGAGCCTTCGCCTGCAGTGGGAACGACGATTGGTACAAGTTGTCCTTGATCGCCTGACGGGTGATGATGAAACCAATGCTGGTGTAACGGTTTACATAGTTCGTTACATAGCGTTGACCCATTTCGCCGTAAGCAGTCGAGGCACCTTCTGCCTTGATCTGCGCCAAGCCGAGCAGCTTGACTTCGACTTCGATTTCAACAGCCTTATCGGATGAATGCTTCTCGAAGATTTCCGACCACTGACCGGGGTACATCGGATAGTCGCCGAAAACGGCGGCTAGACCGGGCCGGAGCAGATCGCGGATTGCGGTTGTATTAATAGCCATTTTGAATTCTCCCTACTGGCTTATCAGATGCCGGTCACGCCGCCACGATAGAAGTGGTTGTTGAGGACAACGAGCCAGTTAGCAAAAGCGCCAACAGCGTTACCCGGAGTCGGGTCAAGCTGGAGGATTTTGCAATTCAGCGTTGCTGTGTCGGCTTCTGTCGCATTGTTGATCGAAACAGCGGAAGAGCCCGTTGAAGTCGAACCAGCAGTGTACAAGAAATTGATGTTCAGGCCACGGTCAGCAAGAGCAAGCGGAGTGCCTGCAGTTCCGGTGCCGCTTGTTTCCTGAATCGAGAACACTGTGTTCGGATCGTCAATCACGAGAGCTTCAACGGCAGAGCCGGTGAGAACGCCCGGGTTGCCCGGCCAGTAGTTCATGAACTTCACAACGCCCGTGCTGTCGGTGTACTTGACGCCCCAGAAAACGCCAACGCAGGTGGTGCCTGCAACGCCGACTTCGAGGTAGCCGCTTGTGCCGATGGTTACAGGGTCGCCGCGAAAGATGGCGGTCGCGTAGGTGGTGACAATCTGGTAAGGATTCGTCGCGCCGGTCCATGCCGAGCCGTCAAGCTTCTTGACGGGCTGAAAACCGTTCGGCGCATTTGTTCCGTAAGACATACGAAATCTCCAATGCTAAAGTGAAATGTTTCGGCTTTAACCTGCCAAGGTGACGCGATACGTAACGCGACTTCGATCCAGCTGCCCGCCGAGGGAGTGGGTACGTGACCACCATCGAGGTTTCAGGATACGTGACCTGAGTCGATTGACGCAGAATTTACCGTGTCTGCGCAACACTGTCAACGTGCGAATAAAAAGCCCCCGCCCAGACTGGCTGAGCGGGGCAGTTGGGCGCGGCAGGCTGTGAGTCCCGCCGCGACCGGAGGTTAATCCTTGAAGGACGTTACGCGCTCAAAGCCGACGCTGCTCTCGTCAATGCGGGGCAGGTTGGGGTCAGCCTGACCAGTCCACGCGACGTCTTGGAGCATTTCCAAGTTCTCAAGATCGCGCTGCTGGCGGGCCCACTTCACCTCTTCCTCATGCTTCTCGCACAGGATCAGGCCACCACGACGGATGACGCTGACTTCCATGCCTTCGTAGCCGGGAAGCGGGGGAGGAACCATCTCAGGGTGGCGAGCGGCCGGAACCGGCTGCCAGCCCTTGATCATGCGATCCGTCATGTTGTCGGGATCAGGCTCGTTCAGCGTCGACTCGCGCACCCACGAATAGATGATACCGGCAGGGATCTTGTTCTTCGGGATGTGAAGCTTCGACTGATAGTGGGTTTCGGGCTGCTGGCGCATGTCCGACATACGGGTTTCCGAGGCGCGAGTTTCGCCTGCGCGTGATGTGCGTGCCATAATAATTACTTCCTATTCTGCTTGAGGATGAACGAGGCGTGGTATTTCTCCGCCTCAGCATGGGTCATTCTCTGGCCATTCGGCTTCTTGTACGCGCCGCTGTCTGCCATATTGTGCGCGATCCTGCGCTGGTCGCCCGTTAGGCGCACGACCTTCGACTTCACAGAGGGGCTATCCGGTGCTGACCGATTAACCGCTGCAACATTGCCATCACGACGCATGGGCGGGGCTGCCTTCTTCACTGGTTTAACATCATCAAATGCATCCGCGAATTCTGTGCGGATGTGCTGATCGATCTGCTTGAAGTAATTGGCACTGCCGATTTCATCCTCACGACCGTCAGCGCGCAGGCGCCGCTCAATGCGCTTGGCGTAGAGCGTGGCCTCTTCGTGCATCTCAGGATCAAACTCAGGCGACTGAGGCTGGAACCATGTGTTGCGCTGAATCCACTGGGCAGTGCGTGGCTCCAAAGAAACCTGACGCTGCTCATTCTGTGGCGGCGTTTCCACCTTCGGCTGGGCTGCCGCCTGCTGCTGCACCGCTGCCTGCTGCTGCTTCCAGCCATCGACGCCTGAGAGTTCCGACTGAAGCTGATACAGCTTCGACTGAAGCTCCACCTGCTGTTCGCTGTCCCCGATGGAGATGGCGTCCTGTAGCTGCGCCTTGACGTAATCCGCATCGCGCTTGAGGCGCTGCTCGTAGTGCGTCATCATCGCAACGTCAGACTGCTGGCGAAGCTCAGACTCCTGAGCAACGCGAGCCTCAGCCTCCTGCGCGCGACGTTCAGCCTCAGCCGCGCGCCGGGCCAGTTCGGCAATCCGGTTTTCGGAGGAGCGGCGGCGCTTCGGCTTTACCTCTTCCTCTTCTTCTTCCTGCTCGCCCTCGTCAGACTCAGCCTCAGGCTCTTCAGTCTCTTCCTGCTCAGGCTCTTCCTCCTGCTCAGCGTCCTCGAAGTCGTCTAGGTTTTCCCCAAGATCGTCTTCGGTGATTTCGATATCGACGTCCTCAGTGGGGCCGTCATCAAACACCGGAAGTTCTTGGCTTTCGTTTTCCGTATCCATCTATGCCTCCATCAAAACCTGTCGGCGTTCTTGACCGACTCAACATCGCGCGGATCCTTGATCACAGCCATGATGCGGTCGTCAGGGATCAGGCCAAGCGCCACGCCGCGATACGACACGGCAACAGCTTCATAGCGCGGGATCATGACCCAATCGCCGACCTTGCACCAAGGACCGGAGCGCTCGAACTTGTCACCCTTGTATGCTTCTGGACCCATCGCGCACACAAGCGCCGAGCATGACTGGTATTTGTCTTCAGACAGGACGACGTCCGGGATGATGATCCCGCCTTCGGTCACCATCTCACGGGTGTAGAGTTTGACCGCGATCATGTAGCCGGCTGGCTTCATGTCGAAGACTTCACCAGTGATCTCCGTGAAGAGATTGTTGATGAAATCCTGCGCGTCTCCTTCTTCGTGTTCCTCAATAAAGCTCATCGACATCAGTACATTTCCTTCTTCTTTTGCTCCGGTACCTTATCATCGTCAGGCTGAAACATCTGACGATACGACTCGTTCACGATCTCCAATGCGAGCGTGTACGCGCGAGTCATCGCGTTACCCTCCAGAACCTGAAGGGCAATTTCTTCGGCTGTGACCGCAGGGACGTAATTTTCCCCATAGGTCGACGGCCTAAATCTGGCGTTAAGTGAATATGATGCGGCAGTATCCCGGGCTTCGCCGAGCTTACTGGCAACTCTGTTCCGCAGTTCTTCTGCGCTCATATGTTTCTCCGGTTATCTGGGGGCCATTGCCCGGGCCCCCTTCGGGTATTCAATTACATCATGTTCCTCTTCGGCTTCACCACCTGAAGGATGTTCCCGGAAGGCGACATCATGCCCTTGCGGACCTTGCCTGCACCACCGCGAGCTTTCTTGACGGGCTTGCCGCCACAGGCCATGCCGCCCATCTCAGTCGCCAGCTTGCG